CGACGACGACATCGACTGTGGGGCCATCCTTAAAGAAGTCGGCTGGCCCTCCCTACGGCATCATACCGATGACCAGCGGGCGCCCGCGTCTCTCCGTGGCGAGCGACCGCGTCCAGGTGCCCGTGTTCGACCACCGCGGTGCTCTGACGACGTATGAGTACGACCTCCCCCGCGAGACGTGGCGCGTCACGCTTGGCCTGCATGGCACCGCACTCCCGAACGCCACCGTGGCGAGCACGTCGCTACAGCTCCGCCGCCGGACGTCTCCCGGCTGGGTCGGGGTGGGGCCTGCGTACAGTGCTGTAATCGCAGGCGACGTGCGGAGCGGGGCGGGCGTGATGGTTTCTTTCGAGTCGACGCTTTGGAGCCGGTGATCCCCACCCCGAAACCCATACAACGCGTGCTCGGCTACCTAGAGAACGACATCACGCTACCCGCCCACCGCCGTCCGATCGAGCGGCAGCGGCGGACTTGGGAGCGGAAGCGGCAGCGGGAGGAGCAGTTTCGACGCTAAAGTGACACCGTTACATCACGCGCATGGGCCGAAGCAAGGAATACACAGCCAAAGAGATGGTCGAGGCCATTGAGGCGGAAGACGGTGTTGTCAGTGACGTGGCCGACCGGCTGGGGTGTAGCCGCATGACTGTGTACCGCTACAAGAGCCGATACAAAACCGTCGAGCAGGCTCTTGAGCGAAGTCGTACCGACCTCGTGTTTGAGATGCGGGATCGTCTCAAAGACCAGGCTCGTGATGATGACGTGTCGGATGCGGTTCAGCAAAAGGCAATTCTGAAGCTCTTGGAGGTTTTCGACGATGAAATTGAGTGGTCTGACAAAGAACGAAAGGAGCTGAGCGACCCAAACGGCGACCCGATCACGATCAAGGTAGTCAACGACCGGGATGGAGCTTAATGCCACGTGGATCTTTTCGGCGACGCGGGACTGGCTCACCGAGCCAGGTGCCCCCCGCGTGCTCATCCACCGTGGCGGCACGCGGTCCGGCAAGACCTACAATTCAGCCATCGCTTGGGCCACATACCTTGCACAGCATGACGAGCGTCTCTCCATTGTCCGAAAGACGCTTCCGGCACTGAAGGCATCCGTCTTGGAGGACATGATTGATGTACTGGATCGGATGGGCCTGTACGACCCCGCCCGGCACCACCAGACCGACAAGAAAATTAACATCCCCGGCGGCGGGGAGATCGACTATTTCCCGACCGACGACGAGCAGAAGGTCCGCGGCAGGGCCCGGGATCACCTTTGGGGCAACGAGGCCAACGAAATCCCGCTCGACGCGTGGCAGCAGCTCGTCTTGCGGACCGAGGGGCGCATCATGCTGGACTTCAACCCCAGCCACGACGCCGAGCACTGGATCGTGGGTCGGTATGAGGACAATGAAAACGCCCGGTGGCACACGTCGACCTACCAGGACAATCCGTTTCTCCCCGATGAGCAGCGAAAAGAGATCGAGAACCTCCGGCACACCGACGAATGGGCGTGGAAGGTCTACGGCCTCGGCAAACGGGCCCGTCCGGCCACCAGCATCTACCGCGACGTGCAGCCGTTGGGGGAACGCCCCGACATTGACGTCTACGGCCTCGACTTCGGGTACAACGACCCGATGGTGCTGTGCGGGGTGAGCCGCCGGGACACGGCACCGAAACCGACGCTGAACGTGTGGTGCCTTCTCCACGAGTCGCACCTGACCACGTCGGACCTGGTGGGCCGCATGGAAGAGCTCGGCGTGTCGAAGACGCTCCCGATCATTTGCGACAGCGCCGAGCCGGACCGGATCGAGCAGCTGCAGCGGGCCGGGTACAACGCGCAGCCAGCGAAGAAGGGGCAGGGGAGCGTCAAGGCCGGCATTGACTACGTGAAGCAGCACACGCTCCGCATCGGTGGGCCGGAAGGCGACAAAGCGCGCCGTGAGCACCGAAACTACCGGTGGCAGACCCGGAAGAACGGCGACCCTCTCGATGAGCCGGTGGACACCGACGACCACGCGCCCGACGCCGTGCGCTACGCGGCGCACAAGCACTACGCTGGCGCTCAGAACTGGCTTCTCAACTGATACTCGACCACACCCATGGCAGGCGTACGCTCCCTCAACTATACCGACGCCAGCGGGCAAACCAAGAGCCTGAACCTGCTGGACCAAGACGCTTGGCGGGAAATCTTCCCCGAACTGTACGCCAACGCGAACCGCAACCCGTCCCTGATTGAGCTCTACCGGAAGCAGGGCTTTCTCCGGCGGTGCGTGGACGTCCGTGCCTCGGCTTTGTCGGACATCCCCTGGTCGATTTTCAACGAAGGGGAGGAGGACCCGGTGTGGACGGCTGACGGGGAGGTACCCGAGGGTCTCGACCAGATTAGCGATTTGCGCCACGTGCTGTTTGAGATTGAGGCGTCGCTGACACTCTTAGGCCGGGCCTACCGGCTGAAGGAGGTGCGGCAAGGGCAAGAGATGGGGCTCCGCATTCTGCCGGCTCAGCAGATGCAGCCGAAAAAGGGGCGGTATTCGAGCTCGGTGGACCACTACAAGCGCACGGTCAACGGCGACACGGAAAAGCATGACCCCGAGGACGTGGTGGCGGTGCATTACCCAGACGCATTCACCGACCGGCCGCCCAAGGGCCCCGGCCGGTCAGCAAAGAATGACGCGGAGGTTTTGCACGCCCTGAGCCGCTTTCTGGACAGCTTCCTTGATCGTGGGCTGATCAAAGCCACTATCCTTACGGTGGAGGGAGGGGCGCCGGAAAAGGAGCGCAACCGGTTGGAAAAGTGGTGGAACCGTTGGTTCTCCGGCGCGGGCCAAGGGGGCCAGCAGAAGGTTGTCAACTCGGCCGTCGAGCCGAAGACGGTCGGTGATGGGCTAGGCGATCTTTCCGACACGGAGATCGTCGAGCAGGCCCGCCAGGCGATCAGCACGGCGTTAGGGGTGCCCCACTCGGTCGTCATGTCGGACGCTGCGAACTTTGCTACCGCCAATGCCGACCGGCTTAACTTCTACCAGCAGACCGTCATTCCAGACAGCCGCCTCATTGAGTCGGCCCTGAACGACCAGTATTTCCGGGAGCGGGGGCTTCGGTTTGAGTTTCACCCCGACCGACTGGAGCCCCTCCAGGCGTACGAACTGGAGAAGGCAGAGGCCGTGCAAAAAGCGGTCGGGCGGCCAGTGCTCTCAGTGGACGAGGGCCGGGAGCTTCTCGGTTACGAGCCAACGGGGGAAGATGAGGTCGCCGAGCCGCGACCCGACCCGGATTTTCAGTAGCCTCCGCCCAGTCCACCAAGGCGCTGCGGTGGGCGGAGGCGTACTGCAAGGCAGCGGGCGAGGGCCGGGCCGAAGGAAAGGCCCTCACTGACGAGGCCCTGGCCGATGAGTGGCGGGCCGTAGAACAGCGGAAAGACCCGGTTCGTGAGGCCGCACGCGAGGCGCTGAACGCCTACTTCGACGAGCTGGGGCAGTCGGTCGCCAGTGCGATCGAGGCACAGAAGGACTTCACGCTGCCTCAAGTGTTCGAGTTCGACGACTGGCTCGGGGAGCTTGAGGACACGATCCGCGAAATCGCGGAGGAGGCCGCCCGGCAGGGCTTCCTCACGGGCGCCGACCGGGCCGGAATGGAGGCTGCTTTCGACGCCAACAGCCGGGCCGCTCAAGAGACAATCCGAGCCCTGGTCGAAAAGTCGAAAACCATCACCGAGACCACAGAGGCCGCATTGCGGGAAGAGATTCGGGAGGGACTTGACCAAAACGAGTCCGTGGACGGCATCGCCAGCCGCGTTCGGGGCTACGTCGATGATGCGAAGCAGAACCGCGTCCCCACCATCACTCAAACCACGGTCACTGGCGGGTTCGAGAGCCAGCAGTTGGAAGCGTTCCGGGAGGCGGGGTTTGAGGGCAAGCGGTGGATTACACAGCGGGACGGCCGGGTCCGCGCCTCTCATCAGGCGGCGGGAACACAACAGCGCCCACTAGAGGTGCCCTTTGAGGTGGGTGGGGCGTCGCTCATGTATCCTGGCGACCCGCGTGGCCCCGTAGATGAGGTGGCAAACTGCCGGTGCACGATGTTCCCGGTCAAGAGCCTTGAGGAGACCACGCCTGGACAGCTTGGATAACTGACACCGACGGTATGCCTGAGCAGCTGGACATTCCCGACGGGGCTTCCCGACTAGACGCCCAACGCATTCAGCAGGTCAACCGTAATCTGAAGATTCGGGCCGCCTACGAGCGGATGCGGGATGAGCACGGCCGGGATGAGGCCCTGAGGCGCATCGGCAAGCGCCACGGCCTTCAGCCTCGAACGGTCCGGGCCATCGTCTATGGCCAAAGGTAAGCACGGCACACAAGATGTGTGGCAACGCAGAGGTACCCCTCACACGTTAGATTGGCCAATTTTCAATTCGACTCCGCCGCTCCATGCCCTACAGCAAAGTCGACGACCATTCAGAGTGCTCCAGTGGCGAAGTTGCCGTGGTGAAGGACGGGGGCGGCGAGGTCATGGGGTGCCACGCCTCCGACGACGAGGCCGACGACCAGATCGCGGCGCTGAATGCGTCGGAAGCGGAGGAGAAGGCGGCCGCTGCGGAGGCGCCAGGCTCGCCTCCCGAGGCAAAAGCCGACGTGGAGGAGTTGAGTGAAGGCGACCTCGTCCAGTGGAACTCAAGCGGAGGCATGGCCTACGGGCAGATTGATGAGATTGCGATGGAGGGGAGTCTGGAGTCGTCCCTTCGAGACGAGCCGATGGACGCAAGCGAAGACAGCCCTGCGGTTCGCATCGAACTGGTGGACGGCACCGAGGACGGGATTGAGGGCCGTGGTGAAACCGTGCTCCACCGCGCGGGCACGCTCTCCAAAATAAGCGAGAGCGATGTGCCGCAAAAATCCGTGCCGGATGAGCTGCTAGAGGATGCCCTGGCGGCCCCGGGCGGGCAAGCGAAGGCCATGGACGACGGCCGCGTGGGCGGGTATCTGATCCGCTTCACGAAGGCCGGCGACACGGACATTGACGGCGATTTCTTCACGGAAGACACCGACTACGGCACGCGAAAAACGACAACGGTTTTGTACCACCACGGCCAGGACCAGACGCTCGGCCGGCGGGTGCTTGACGCCGAGGCCGAAATGAAGATGGACGACACGGGCGTCTGGGTGGAGGCGCAGCTCGACCGCCGCGACCAGTACGAGGAGGCAATTTACCAAATGGCGAAGGCCGGAAAGCTGGGCTGGAGCAGCGGCACGGCCAGTCACCTCGTTGAGCGGGAGCGCGCCGCAAAGGGCGGGTATCACGTTAAGAGCTGGCACCTTGGGGTGGACGCGAGCCTGACGCCAACCCCGTCGGAGCCACGCAACGAAGCGGTCCCCGTCAAGAGCCTGAAGAGCACCGACCTTTCCAACACGGACATCGCCCAGCAGGCCGAGGCCCAAGCCGCCGAGGCGGGCACCCCAAGCGAGAGCGACTCTTTTCCACAACCGACCGACGATCCCATGCCGGATTCACAGACCGAGGAGACCGACGAGACGAAAAGCATGAGCCCGCTTGAGGAGTACAAGGCGGGCCTCATCACCAAGAATGAGTACCGCGAGCAGAAGGGCCTTGACCCGCTTGAGAGTGGGGACGTGACCGCCGACGAAACCAAGGCGGGCGGGCCGAATGGCGGGAAGACCGTTACCACCCAGAACGAAGCGCCGGCGCACAACGCGAGCACGGGCCTTGGCGACACGCCGCAGAAGGCGTTTAAGCACTGGGTCACAACGGGTGATAGCTCGGGCCTGCCGGCCTCTATGGTCGGCGGTGAGGCGCGCCCGGATGAGGTGAAGTCTGCCCAACTCGCTGGCGCCACGAAGGTGAATGTCTCCCCTGAAACGGATCAGGCGTTCAAGTCCATCAAGGCTGACCAGGACATGCTGGCTGGCACCGACGCGCAGGGCGGTAACGCCGTGCCCGAAGGACACTTCAACAACATCATCGCGCGCCGGGACGAGATGATGCTTGCCGACCGGCTGGGCGTCCGTGAAATCCCGGGGCAGGGGACCACGGTGGACGTGCCCATTGACGACAACACCAGCGAGGAGTTTATCCAGACGGCCGAGGCGGCGCAAAATGACCGCGACACGCCGACCGTCTCCAACGTGGCGATGACGCTGGACAAGTACACTAAGCGGGTGCCGCTGACTAACGAACTTATGCAGGACGAGGCCAGCCGCCTTATGTCCTTCATTGAGGACTATGTCGGCCGCGGGCAGGCAAAGACCCACAACGACCTGCTTGTTAGCGAAGTCGCTAGCAACGGCACCAAATTCACCGACTTTAACGGCACCAGCTCCATTGCCTTTGGCGAGCCGGAAGACATTTTAGCCGACGATGACCTCGGCTTCTACCTGGACGACTCCGACTCGGTGGCGTGGGTCACGCGAAACAGTACCCTGTGGTCCATCAAGAGCCTGACCGGCAGCGACCGCCAGTACGACCGCGGTCTCCTCAATCAGGGCGACGGCAAGGAGCTGCTCGGCTACCCGGTCGAGACCTCGAACAAGGTCGACTCGCTCGGCACGAGCAACAAGCCCCTCCTCTTCGGCAACTTCAACTTCGTGGGCAAGCGGGAGGACCCAGGCTTCACCGTCCTCCGCGACCCGTACAGCCGGGCGGAAGAGGGCATCGTGCAGTTGCACTACTACTTCCGCACCGTCTACAAGGTGCTCCAGTCCGAAGCCGTAGGGTACGGCCAGAACGCGTAAGCTGATGGCGCCGCGTCCGCCTGCCCCCTGCACAAGCATCATTCACTCATGAAAGTTCGCGTCCTTCGTAGCTTCGCCAGCCGAGAACACGGCTCCCTTCAGCAGGGGGCCGTGGTGGAGATGCCGGAGGGCGCGGATTGGGTGAAGGCCGGGCACGCCGAGCCTGTGCAGCAGTTCGGCACCGTCAGCGAGGAGGTGGATGTGAGCGACTACCACACCGGCGGCGGTTGGTACGCCGTGCCGGGCGCCGACAAGAAGGTACGTAAGGATGAGGCGGAGGAAATCCTGAGGGGTGGGTCCAATGGATGAGCACCAGCGGCTGATTACATTCCAGGAGCTTGAGGAGGAAGCCCTTGGGTCTCTTCCGTCTACGACCGACGGGTCCTCTTTGCAGGACGTTGCTCAAAAGGCGATCGACTACGCCACCCGCGAAATTGAGGAGTATCTGCAGCGCCGCCTGATCGTACGCCCGCGCACGGATTTGGGGCGCAACGTCGAGCTGGAGTTCGACTTCGACGTCTCAACCGACGAGACTTCCTTCTACAGCTTCTACACCGGGGACTGGCCGGTGCTGGAGCCGATCGAGGTGTTTCCGGACAATTACGCTTTGCAGGTGCACCCGGACGAGCGGCGGTTCTACACCGAGTTCGACAACTTCAACTACGCCATTCGCCGGGTGCGGTACTTTGCGGGCTACCGGCGCTTGGGCCAATCGCTGACAACGCTACAGGAAGTAGATGAGCTTTCGGCGCTCACGACGGACCCGCCGCCGCTCCCAGAAGACATACGGTCTACGTGCCTGCGCATCACGGTGCACCGCCTGCAAGCAATGAAGGGGGAAGGGCTCGGCCTGGGGCAGCGAGAGCTTCGCCTAAACGCCGGGCAAACCGTCCAGACGGCCGGTGTGGACCCGGACTTCGTTCAGCGGGAGCTGGCGTCCATCGACAAGCACCGATCGGTGGCCTGGTAGGCCGCGTTTCTGTTCATTTTCAACACGCACATTGCCCATGGCCCTCACGCCCCGACAAGCCGCCGACCGGCTGAGGCAAGCCGGGCAGTTCGAAGACCTGCTGGAGCAGATCCTCCAGCGCGGCGGGCGCCTGATCGGGGAGCGGACCGTTAACCGGTTCATGCGGGATACGGGGCCAGTCGGTGGTAAGAACCCACAAGGCGGGCGCGGATCGCTTCGTGTGCAGACGGGCCGCCTGGCCCGGTCATACCTACAGACCCGCGGCCGGATTGGCGATACGGGCGGCTCGGGCGAGTCCATTGTGGACATTGAAACCAGCGAGATTGGCGCCGTGCTGCGCAAGGGCTCCAAGGTGCCCTACGCGGCGGTGCACGAGTTTGGATACACA